TTTTTACATCACTTGATGTCGTTACTGCCATAAATATTTCATTCAATGCACAAGAGATACTTAGTAACTTTGTGAACTCATTCGTAGAATATTTAGGAGTAATTACTACACTCGAAATATAGTCTCCTAGTTCTTGATGCAAGTATGCCGCCAGTTCTGAGAAGTAGAATGTCGCTCCAAAATCCCAGTTGTCAATTGAAAAGTATTCATTCACTTTCGTAGACACTGCGGTTTTGATTTCGCTGTCTGTGTATCCAACTCCCAACTTTTTAATTACCTTAAACACTGCTTGATTCTCTGTTGTAGCATATGAACCAAATAGATATTTAAACTCTGCGGGAATATAAGCAACATGGTCTGCAATGGCAGCCTTAGGCTCAATTGTAGTCATTAGTTTTTTCAATTCATAATTATTTGGTGGTACTGGTTGTTTAGTTGTAAAATCTTTTGCTATCCATTTGCTTACATTTCTAACATAATCAGAACTCAACACATACATATCAATAATATTACTTGTGCTAGGATTTATTCGTTTGTTTAAATCTGCATAATGGTCCCATCTGAAACTTGTAAATGTGTCTTCGACAAATGATACTCCTTCTTTCACTGAATATGATATTGAGTTGTGTACTATGTTTTCTCCACTGCCGACAATGTTGTTTATACCTGTAGACCAAACTCCGGCTATTCGTTTATACCAAACTGGTGTTGCGGGAGTTGTGTTATACCACAAGACAGCAGTCAAAGGGACGGTTGAATCTGGAACTCCTGGAACAAAGGCGCCATCCTTAAAGTCTTCTGGTGCCGCATATGCATAATTCGATGCTCTGTCGTATGTTACTCCTTCTACTTTATATGATTCTGTTACCATTTTCTTTCCAGCAGTAATGGTAAAGACTTCATATGGATTACCGTTTGTATTTCCTGCGAACAACTTAACTTTTGTATTATCTTTGTAACCTGCAGTAGTGTAGTAGTCGTCATATACGTGTGATGCTAATGTTTTGTATGCCGTATCTATTTGTTTTCCTTCAACTTGTAATTTGAATGATGCTGATACTCTCACTGAGAAGCCAGCAATATCTGATAGAGTTGCCGGTGAGCCAGTAAATACGTCAATTTTGTCAAGTAGTGAAACGGCATATGTCCAGAATACAATTTTATATGTTGTGCCAGAAACGAGTGTAACTGTAGTATGGTTTGCATCAATAAAAGAACCAGTTTCTGTTCTAAGAAGAACGTTACTCGTGGTAAGTGCGGTTGCACTTGATATTGTAAATTGTCCATATGGATATTGTTTGAACTTGATATCTTGGTCTAGTGTGTTGATGTTTAATTGGTTCTGATTGCCGGCGGCATTTGCATCAGTGTCTGCGTGTTGGAATGGCAAAGTAAATGTATACTCTGTAGTTCCAGTATCAAAAGAAGTTACTATGCCTGTTCCACTTTGTTCAACATTATCAGTCGTGTCAATAAACGAAAATTTACTACCAGCATTACTGAAATAAGTTGTTGATGGAATTCCTTTGAATGCAAAAGTATTCAAATCAGCCGTGCTAATTGTTGCAAAACTACTGTCTGCATTAGAATGGTCTTCAGCGCCAGAGTAGTTGATAGTAATATTTGATGTTGAAAGATTTGTGTCTGTTGATGCTGATACCACACTGTCTAGTCCAATTTCGCCTGCTAATGATGTTACGGTAGATAAGTCATCAATTCTCAGAGTAAGTTTGTCTATTTCATCACCTAAACCTAAATCTGTCGCATCACCAATATCTTTACCGGTATCAGTTGTTGGTGAATATATCTGGGCTCTAGTTAATGGATATTCTACACCATCTGGTGATACCAGAGCATGTGAATAAGTTAGGCCTTCAACACCGCCACTAGTTTGAGTGAAGTTGTATGATTCTCTGGTACCAGTGTGTAGATATTTGGCGGTAAATTGTGCACCCGTACTGTTATAAACTGCTGAGTTAGAAATTGGTGCTTGTCCCACTGTAATTTTTTCATTAGTTTCTGATGCTGTATATTTAAATACAGGGTCAGAACCTGATAAGTAATTGAGATATATTGTATCTCGTTGAGTTAGATTCGTTTCATTATCGACTACATTAGTATTGTTGCCATAGAAAAACTTAACCTGCTCTTTACTTTCAAATGCAACTTTTACGCCTTTGATAACGGCAGTATATTGTGATTCATTATCTCTAATTCCAGAAGTGTAGTTAAACACTACATGTATTTGTGAAGGAGTAGCCCCAGTGTGAATTTGCCATTCCCATTCTTGTGCCATACCGGCTTTCAGTGCATACTTCAATGTAAATGTTGTTTCTGAAACGCTGTCTACTTTGGCCTTAATTGCTTTAACCTCTGCGTCTGTGAATTTTGTTCTTACACCTCTTATCATTTTTACAATTTTTTGGGTGGAGTTAGCACCAGTTTTTCCTGAAATTGATTTATCTAGTGTATAGTTTGTTGTACCGTCACTAAGTTTTGTACCTATTGCTACAACTTTTGCATATGTTGTTATTGCGCCAATAGTCAATTCAAAAATATCTCCTTCAAATACTTTGCCATCTATTGTAGCATTTACAATCATTGAATTATTTGTGGATACTGTAAATGATTTGTTCACTGGTACATTTATACCAACCGCATTATTATACTTGTAGTAAAATTGATTCAATAGGCTCGGATGTTTTATTGCTTTAGTAAGTTCATTTCTTATAAAATTATCACTTTTGCCTTGTTCTTTGTTATAACTTAAAGGAACTTTTACTACTTCATCTTCAACAAATAGACTTCCATCTGTGCCCGTCACACTTAAATTTGAGTGATGCCCGATTACATCGTCCATCTCAAAGTAGCGAGATTTGCCGGCAAATGATGTGTTTACTGATTTTACTTTTCTAACTACGTTGCTGCCGAGACTTAATGGATATACGTTATAATCTTGTGCGTTTACCATTCTGTCTTGTGAGTAATAACTTCTAGGTGCAATTCTACGAACACTTGCGTATGTTTCGCCAGCGTAGTTCTCAGAGAAGTCTTTAGTACTTGACATTGTGAATGTTAGACTATATGTTCTGTCGTCACTTCCTATATATGGAATTGTTATATCTACGTTAGTGATGTCGTTTGATTCTACAGAAAAGTTATCGTTGTCTGCTGTTCTGAACCATGTTCTGTAGTTGCCACTTGCGGCATTACCAAATACGCCATCTGGGTAAGTTAATTCGATTGAGTTATTGTCAAGTGAACCCACACTTACTATATCGCCAGAGCCCGTTCGTAAAGCATTATAAATTGCAGTTTCACGGGTAGAGTTGTCTACTTTCGTTACACTTGAAACATAGGTATTATTCGAATCCGTTTTCGTAACCCAAACATCACTGTTTGATATGTTTACTCCATTTACCTTCTGTCTTCTATTTGAAATCACTGTTCTATAATTTTTATCTTCGTACCCCAATTGTCCTGCAACTGCGTAAACAAAGAATCCTGTTCTATCACTAGCAGAGCCCAAGTTGTCGTTTCTGTTTATAAGTGTAAACTTTTTAGAAAGATTTGGTTCGTCTTCGTAAAATGTTGTTAGTGTCTGGTCTAGCACAATACGGACTGCCTCAAAATTTCTGGAAGCGCCTGCTATTGAACTAGCAAATGGATAATTTATGTTCTTTGAAGTTGGAGATTCATTTATTTCATATAAAGAGTAGTCTACCTCATCAAGAGTCATTGTAGACGCTGGATTTTGAATTTTTGTATTTCCAGTGAATGCCGAATTTAGAACACCAATAAAGTTCTCATACCAATCAGCATTATTGCTGTCGTTCCAATTTACAATTTTTCCTGCAAGAGATAACCCTTCGTTGTCCAATACTTCTTCATTAGTTGTGACACTTGAAATCTTCATAAAGCCCTTTGCGTTGATTGGGCGTGTCTTATTATATCCAAGTGATTTTGCCATTTGAAGAATACTGGCTCTACGTTCAGCAGTGTCCATGAAGTTTTCACGGGTATTCATATCCAATCTGAATGCTAAACTGTGTCCCATGTATGCGACTAAATCTAAGATTGCGATAAATTCAGAACTTGCAACAAAGTCATTAAACTTGTCGGGATAAGTCTGTGCTGTATAATCTAGAAGTGCTGTTCTAATTGTGTCAAAATCATATGCTTTAAGGCTAATATTGGAAAATGCTGTATATACTGCTGTCCAACTTTCACTTGCGAATAGATTGTCTGTACGTTCTTGGCTCATAATGGTCTCTCTATTATTCTCTGTCTAAATCGATACTTAATTCTACTGGCTCATTTGTAGGCAGAATTGCAAGTCTCAACATAGCGTTTATTGTATGGTCCGAGTCTGTAACTTCTACACTAACAAAGGTACATCTTGGGTCATCGTTTATAATATTCGTTAAATCTTCTTTAATTAACTCAGTAGTTTCAGCAGTTAGTGGCTCAAACATCATTTCGTGTATAATTGACCCATAAGTAGGCAACATCACACGTTCACCCCTACGAGTCATGATATGATTCATAAGGTCTTCAATCACCAAGTCTTTATCATGTAACTCGTGATTTATTGCTTTTAAATTTTTGGTACTGAACCCTGCGAATGTTGGCATATCTATTATTTTCTCTGTAGTTTATGTTACATGTATTTATCTCTACATAAACTTCGCAGTTTTTGATTGACAAATGGATGCAATTCTGTTATTATAGTACTAAATAATAGTAATAATCACAACAAGGATAACAAATTATGCCAAATTTAGTACCAATGGTCGTTGACCAGTCAGCAAATGGAGAACGCAGTTACGATATTTTCTCTCGTTTATTAAAAGAAAGAGTTATATTTCTGACTAGTGAAGTGAATGATTACCAAGCAGATTTGATTTGTGCCCAGTTATTGTTCTTAGAAGCAGAGAATTCAGACAAAGATATACATTTTTATATCAATTCTCCTGGTGGTGCTGTTACATCTGGAATGGCAATATATGATACCATGCAGTTTATAAGTTCGCCTGTTGCTACTACAGTAATGGGACAAGCATGTAGCATGGGTTCATTACTTGCACAAGCGGGCGCTGAAGGTAAGAGGCATGTACTACCAAATGCTCGTACAATGATACATCAACCTAGTGGTGGTGCTGGCGGACAGGCTACTGATATGAAGATTCAAGTTGATGAAATAATGAAACTGAAAGAAAGATTGACTCAAATCTATGTGAATCATAATTCTGCTGGAAAAACATTTGATGAATTAACTGAAGCAATGGAGCGAGATAACTTCATGTCAGCAGAAGAAACTGTTGCGTATGGGTTAGCAGATAAAGTTATAGATAAGCGTTAGAATCCAGGTACATAACTGAACATCTTGGCAGTTTTGATTTTTTGTTGGGCCAACATAGAATCAACTTTGCCATTTTTCTTTATATTACTTTGAATTTCGTCTGTTACTGAGTACCAGTCTTTTGCATTTATAAGTTTTGTGATTGGACTCTTTTCTATAGTACTAACACCTTCGGCAAAAAAGTGGTACAATAACGCATCATAATGTGGTTGTGAAATCTTCACTGTGATAAACTTCTCTAGTACGTTTCCAATGTTTCTTAATTGCTTCTCTAAGATAAATACTGCCGCACCTTTTGTTATTTTTTTCGATGATATATCTATTCGGGTAGATGCAACAGTAATATATCCATAGTCTATCTCAGTGTCTGAAATTTTATAGTTATAACCAACGACATTATCAACAATCGTAAGCATCGGCTTATTATCCAATATGATGGCGTCTTTGCTCACTGACGAAAATGTTAAATTTTTCACATCATTCAGGTCAACTCTCGTGTGACAAAGAAGATAATTTGGATTACCATTTTCATGGTATCCTGTTCCTAAAAACGTGCCATGGTCTGTTATAACATTTAATGGCATTTGAATATAATTTAGTAATGAGCCTGGTCGTTTATCATATATCATAATTATGTACCCTTTGCTTTTGACTGAGCAAAAACACTCGTTGTTAGTTTTGTAGAATGTGGTCTAATGAATGGCTCATGTGTTGGTAGTTCAGACACAATTGTTTTTTTAAGTGTTGTACATTCTAATTCTTCTATATCTGGCATATCACTAGTTAGAATAAGTTCTGATATTGGTGCTAATGGTCCATTTAAATGCAATAGACTACCAGTCGTTACTATACAATTTACCCCAACGTTAATATTCATTCCAGACTCACTCTGCAAGAATTGGTTACCTTGACTTCTGAAATGTAATTCTTGGTCGGTATTAATTTTTGTGGTGCCGAAACTATGTATGTTTATATTTTCGCCCGCTTCTAAATTAATATTTTTATCTGCACGTAAGTTAAAGTCTTTCTGAGTTCTCATATTTAGTGACCCCTCTGCGTAGACCATGACTTCGCCACTTGCTCCAACCTCTATCCATCCAGTGCCACTACTATTAATAATATGAATAAAATCATTACCACCATCTAACATAATACTAGCACCCGAAGATGTTGTTATTCTTATTTGCTCAGGATGAAGTTCGCCTGTATCATCAACACTGCCATCATCAATTGATATCGATGAGCCAGCCGATGTTTTCAGTCCAGTAACTTTGCTATGTTGTGGAGTTGCGTATGCCGCATCTCTTCGAGGGCTCGCAGATGTTGGACCTCGTAAATCGTCACTAAACGTTCCTTGGTCTCCTAGTACTTTATTATTTGGTGAGTTTGGCAGTTCTTCTCCATTCTTTTCTGCATCTTCTGGACCTAAAACAACTTTCTGCACAGCAACACCTTCAAATGCACCTTCACCTATTCCACTGCCATCAATATGTGGGTTTCCTTTAACGCCACCAGCAACTATATCTACTGACTCTGATGATGTTGCAAACCAAAAGGCATCAACTGTTGAGGCGTGGTCTGCAAAGAATACAAGAATTACAATGCCAGTTTCATCTGGAACATTAAACATAGACCCCGTTTTTGCATGTTTGAAATATGTTGGTTTCTCCGGACTCTGATTTAATGCTGGAATATACGCGGCAATCCTTCCTTGTCCAGTTGGGTCAATATGTGGAATACCCTTTGAACTTTTAGTAATCGTTATCGCTTTGTATATATTATTTAACTTAGCAATAAGAGGACTGGCTTCATGGGCATATTGTGCATCAACCGTCTTTTTTATTTTATTGTCAGCCATAATTAAATTTCTCCGCTACTTGATTTATCTATATAAAATACGTCATGATTAATTTTTATCATTCTTGTAATACCGGTGGTCTTCCAAATCGCACCCTGTTTTGACTGCGGACCAACTTCGATAGCAGGGAAAAACTTTGCAATTTTTTCTCTCAAATAGGTATAGTCATCACCACCTCCGGGATTTGAATCGTCATATGTGTTTGTGTATAAACCAAAGAAAGCACTAGGGTCTCCAATTTTTTGTGTAGTTCCATTAACATCTGTGTATGTTATCGGTCCAATCTTATTAAAATCTTTTACCAATATATTTGCGTTAGAATAATCATCTTTCACTTCTATCATTTGTCCATAATCTGTACTTACAATTAATCTATATATTTTTTGTGCTTCATCGTACTGTTGCGCCTCTGATGTCGTAACATTTAAAGTTGGTAAGTCACTTGCTCTACGAGAGGGAAGAATAACGTTAAGTGTATTAAGTGCCGCGGTTTTAACTATAACTGGTTGACTTGCTACTGCAATCTGTGAAACTGGAATTTTGGCTTGAACAAGTTCTTGTTTCGAACCCGTAGTTATCGTCCTCACTGCGGATATCACTTCATCTGGCAAACCAAGAGATACCTCTGCTATTTGTAGTTCGACTTCTTGTAATTTTGCTTTATCAGATGTTATTACTGTAGAATCAGGATAATAACCGTCAAGTTTTGTTTTTAGTGTATCAGCATCTGTTACTAATATGTCTAACTTTTTTGAATTCTTCTTTACTATAACTGCCTTTTTTAACTGATTTCTACTAACTGAGTCACTACTGATAACATTGATTGCGTTTGCGTAACCTTCAACAGTTGTAAATTCTGATGCTGAGAGATTTTCTACTTGGTGTGCCTTACTAATCTTTTCTGAAATTGCTTCTAACATTTCGGTTCTTTCTGCTTCGGTTACGGTAACGCCCGCTTCTTTAAGTCTTTTGTCTAAATTCTTTGCACTATTATCAAACCATTCTTGTTGTTTGCTTTTTAATACTGCTCCAGTTCTATCCATAGGCCACGTTGTCGGGAACGAATCTACAGTGCCTTTAATAATGCCATCAATTCCTTGACTTAAGATTTCAATATCAGCCGCTTCTGATACTGTTAACGTATCTGCTGGAATTTTTACAATTTCTAGTCTTCTTGTTTCAGGATTAAATACTCTTTCTTCGGTTACTATTTCGTCAACTTGTGCCTTAAACCAATGAGTATTCTTCCAATCATTATTTGAATTTGGATAGTTAATTTGGTCCTTATACATTTGTTCTTCCCAAGTATATTCCGGTACATTTATTCTTTCTTCTACTATGACTTCATTAAGTAATGGCGTAGTTTCTGCTAGTATACTATTTTCAACTATTGCGCCTGCTAGTATAGCCCCCTTGCTGTAATATGTTCCAGCCTCAATCTGGTCTACGATAATATTTGCAGAATTACTTCCAGTCGCTTTTTTTACTATCTTATTGATATCAGCAGGATCATGTCCTGTAATGTTTAATTCTCCACCTACAGCAATTTGATATGCCGCCACTTCTTGTTCTGACAAAACAAAGTCAGTCTCAGTGGCAGGGTTAGCAATAACACCGTTGAAATAATCATTGACTGCTGTCACGGTAGATGCTTTGCCTTTGTCATCTGGACTGAGTCCAAGAGTTGCAAGTAGACTGTTTTCTGATTCTATTACTTGGGCGCAACTACTTGGCGATTTGCCAGTAGCACATGCATCTCGCAATTCTTTTGTGTTTTCAAGGTAAAAAAGAGCATTGTTTCTTCGAACCATGTTATCTAGTAGAGGCGCCTGATGTTTACCCAAATCGCCAGTTGGATTTAATGCACTCACGGCAAGAGTGTCTTTTGTATCTTGGTCTATATTTTCAGAGTGCGTGATTGCTCCTTCCATTTTCTCATCAAGTGTGCTGTTAAGCGGCGATAAAAGAAAATCTACTACTTGCTCGCCTAACGCCATGAATGGTTGATTAGTGCCATTAGGGCCATAAACACTTTCATCATCATCTCTAGTTCCGTCATCAGGACCAGATGATGTTGTATAAGTGCTGTCATTGCCACCCGTATCTTCGTTAGGATTTATTGTATGTTCTTGTGTTGTTTCCATCACCTCATCATCAGGAAAGAACTCTGCTGATGGGTTTTTTACCATAGATAATGTCTGTGTAAATAATCCATTTTGAAAATTACTTGTTATTGATTTTACTGCGTACAGACTCAGTATCATATTTGCTGTTATAATATTATCATTGATATCTGTCCCTGTTGCTTTTCCAGATTCTAATATTAGATGTGGAAATCCATTTATTTTAGTCATAGTGTTTAGTGCTATTCTATCACTTCCTTTGTTTCCGAATTTGGCTTTTTTAGCGGATGGCGGTTCGTGGCCTTCAATCCAATATGGGTCACCCTTAATAGTCATAGATGCAAGAATCATACTCAATTTTCCAGCCTTTGCTTCGTAGTATTTTTCTTTGGCGGTGGCGAGGTCTTTAACTGTTTGTGAACTCTGTGTGCTAATTCCACCTTTATCTACTTTTGTTACTAATCGTTGGAATGTAATAGGATTTTGTTGTTGTGCCCGTAGTATAGTTGCAAAGTCACTATTAGATAGCGAACTCATAAAGTCGCTTCCCAGTTCTTCTGCCAATATTATATTTTTATTTTTCTCAGGATTGTTTTTTCGTAAGTTTTCAAATACTGGAGTTGCAAAATCTTGATATTTGAACTCTGGACTATTAATGATTCCTGCGGCAATTATATCGCTGTAGAGCGTAGCGTTATCACTAACTAAATCATCTAGCGATGTTTGGGACTTATCGAGAGTTTTTTGTGCGGTTGCAATGCCTTTATCTAACTTCTGAACATTCTTCCAAGCATTATATACATTATATCCATTTACTTTTCTGCCTATCTTTTTAGAGAATATGCCATGCTTTGGATCCGGTTCAGTAATTGCCAGGTCATCCATTATCTCTTGCCATGATGAGTTGTTGATTATCTCTTTTAGATTTTCTACATTCTTATATTCATCCATTTCACCTAATTCGGCTAATATCTTTTGCTTATACTCATCTACAACTACTTTTCGTTCGGCTACTAAGTCTTTAACTACATCCTCTTGTTTAGTAACTACGGCAGATGCCACTTCGAAATCTGCTCTTGCTAAGTCAATTAGCGCCTGATGTTCTACTGTTACTTTCGCTCCCAATTCTGTTTTTTGTTTAAACGCATCGTATGTCCAAGATTCATTTGGAGTTGTAAATACTTTTGTTAACTCCGCATCTAATGAGATATTGAAATCCAATATCTGGTCGTTTTTACCGGTAAATAGATAATGATATTTTTTACGGACATGGCCATCATCAAATATTTCTTTAGTAAGTGCCTTACTGTTCTTCACTTTCATAAAATAATCAGGCATGTTCTGTTCAACGAGTTTTTTAGTGAAGTCTATATAATATTCAACTTGGTATGATTGTGTTCCCTTTACTGGGTTATATCCATTTTCTTTTATTGCGGCGTATGGAGTGATAGCCAATACATTAGTATATGTGGCAGTGTCTTCTAGTAGTGCATCTCTTACCGTGTCTGATATAGAACATATCTCTTCTAGCGTAGCATATATATGTTGTCCAGGCAAAGTATCACCAATTTTTATCGCATTATTTTTGCCTTCTTTAACCATACTCTTCTTGACATCCGTATTAGGTCCAGTCATATTGCTAGAACCTGCCCATTCTTTAAACTGCGGAGAGAATCTATAATAATAATAATGTTTTAATGATGCAGGCAATTCTTGGTTGTTCATTGCAATTGATTCGTTTAGACTAGAAAAAAAGTTATCTAACGCAGTTGTTAATGTGGCTCCCGTGTCGTATTCAAAACCGTACTCAGTAGTTGCTACCGCGGCATTCATCACCACCACATCGGCTGGAACTTGTCCTGTTATTACTGTAGTTGTTCCCCTGGCATCTGTGCTAGTACTTAGATTCTGATAGTCTCTAATTTTAAATGGCAATACTTTTGTCTGTGATAATTTTGTTGTTTTTGAATCTTGACTTCCAATAAAATTAATTTTTATAAAGTACGATGCATCTGAAATAGAAGTATATCCACATAGTGATACTGCATTTTGTAGGGTATCTGCTAGACTTGTATTTCCTACTTGCGTAACTGTGAAATCTAGTTTGTCTGCCGTTCCAGCAATTTTACTATAGTTCGAATTTCCCACACCAACAGACTCTACTGTTAAATCCGTAACGTTAAATTCAGTTGTGTATCCTGTTTTTGCTAGTACTACATAATTAGTATCAGGTTTTGGCCAAGAATCTGTTGCAATAGTTGTTGCATCAAATGCCTCTTGTATCTGAAATTGTCGGGTACCTGTTCTATCAACTATAAACCATTCTAGCGTATAGGTATATGTTTCAAGAGCATCTAACGGATTTACTATGAACTCTCCGTCAGCCTCGTGTTGATTCATTAAATCTCGTAAGTTACTAATGTTTGTACCTATCATTGTTTACACCATGTTACTAATGTTATCTAAACTCGGAACTTTGATGATTTTGCCTGCAGAAAAATCTCTAATAGGGTCTACTATTAGATTTGCATTTCTGGCAGCATATATCCACCAATATTTTGCAGTGCCATAGTGTTGGTAACTGCACAAATCTGGACGTTCGTCAAATTCTTGCGGTATAGTGTATTCTTCATCAAATGGGTCAGCAAATATAGTTCTCTTACTAATTATATCTAATATCGTATTATCGATTATTGAAGTTTTGCTCCAAGGAGAGTTTTCTTTATACATAACCTTTATTCCTTATTTTTCCTGTTAGATAATCTTTGACACTAAAGTTTTCTCGTACATCTTTCGGAGAGTAGGTAACAGATAGGGACATGACAAACATATTCATAACTGGAACTCTAATGTCTCCACCAGCAGTCTCTATTTCTATATAATCTATATCAGAGTCTAAGTTCCACGTAAAGTCACGAACAACACAAGGAATATTTTTATATATTCCATGTGAATTGAAGCGAAGTATTGGCGGTGGCATGCCAGGATCTGTATCATTTGCCCATTGCATTTTCATTGTACTTCTAATCCACACTGCCGCATTATAAACATACAATGCTTCTTCTTCACTTCTTACAATCATTGGCGCTGTTATGTTTAGGTCCATATTAGCGTGACTGTCAAATGCACGTTGTTGAAAGTTACTGTGAGTTAAGTCATATGAACTATAATTTGCACTCTGAATTACTGATATCGTAGGAGTAAAAGGAAAGTTAAGCCTTGTGAGTGCTTTTGCGTATTGGTTTCTTGGACCTTCATACTCATTTGTCAAGATATTACTAAATCTACCACTAGGGTCTTCTAAATATACTGGTTGTTTTGTATAATATGGGGTTGCCATAACTTTTACTCCTAAACTATTATAACAGTATTTATCGTTCTATTATATGCGAAGTTTTCGGACCTGAAGATTTTTACTATATATAGCATTTTACCACTTGACATTGGTCTATAAACTATGTTATAATTGGTATTAAATTAGGAGAAATATACTATGGCAAGACGTGTAAACTACTTAAACAATAAAGATATGCTTAAGCAAATTCATATCTCTAAGTCAAACTATTCTTGGTTTGAGGATAGAGACCAACATCATCAGCATGAAATTATCTTATATTCAACTGATGATATTGCTGGTGCTGTAGAACAAGCAAGACAAAACAAAGCAAAACGCTTACAAAAATTGGCTTGGGATGCGAATGATGATAAGAAAAAGAAACAGGTAGACTTTGAAATCGACCCTAATTCCTTCACTGAAGACGAAATTGTATTTCGTATAATGGGATTTGACCATATACCAGACGAACCAGGTAGAAAAGCAAATCCAAAAACAGTAGCAGACCACAAAGTAAAATTACCATTCCCAGCATTTACACACTATACGTTTGTAGATGGAAAACTTAACGAAGTTGGAATCTCACATTACAACAAAGATAAAGAATTTGATTTGTCTTCTGGTAAGATTACTGCTATTTTGGCAACGATGTATATCAAGTTAGTAGAACGATATTCACAAAGGTCTAACTGGCGTGGTTATACATATATTGATGAAATGCGTGGACAAGCATTGCTACAATTAGCACAGATTGGATTACAATTTAACGAAGACAAGAGTGATAATCCCTTTGCTTACTACACAACGGTAGTAAACAATTCATTCACTCGTGTACTTAACATAGAAAAGAAAAATCAAGGCATACGTGATGACTTGCTCGAAAAAGCAGGCCAGGCGCCAAGTTGGACAAGACAACTGGCACACGAAATGAAATCTCAGGAGCGTTGGCAGAAAGTCGTCAAAACAAAAATTACAGACGATGCTATCCCAACAGAAACCATTAAAGAGATTTATGCCGATAATGACTAAAAACTTATTCAAAAAGGCCGCTTGTTTCACAGATATCCATTGGGGTCTGAAGAACAACGCAAAACAGCACAATGAAGATTGCTTAGATTTCGTTGATTGGTTTATAGAAGACGCAAAGAAAAGAGATTGCGAAACTTGTATATTCTTAGGCGATTGGCACCATAACAGGTCAAGTCTAAACATATCAACAATGAAATACAGTCTTGCTGGTCTACGAAGACTAAGCAAAGCATTCGAAAAAGTTTATGTCATTCTAGGGAACCACGATTTGTTTTACCGTGAAACCCGTGATGTAAACTCTATGGAATTTATTGACGATTTACCTAATGTAGTGCTAGTAAGAGATACGCTAATAGAGGGTGATGTCGGTATTGTGCCATGGTTAGTCGGTGATGAATGGAAGAAGATTCCTAAGATAAAGACAAAATACATCTTTAGTCATTTAGAGTTACCAACATTTAAACTCAATGCAATGATTGAAATGCCTGACCACGGTGGTCTTAAAGGCAGTATGTTTGTAAACCAAGACTATGTATTCACTGGACACTTTCATCAACGTCAGATAAAAGACAATGTAATTTATATTGGTAATGCGTTCCCTCATAACTTCTCAGACAACTGGGATGATGATAGAGGTTGGATGTACTTAGAATGGGATAAAGAACCAGAGTTCTTTACTTGGAAAGATGCACCAAAATACAGAACGATTGCATTATCTAAACTGTTAGATGACCCAGATAAGTTTCTAGTACCAAAGACAACAGTAAAGATAACACTAGATATAGATATTTCTTATGAAGAAGCAAATTTTATTAAGGATACATTTGTAGAAACATACAAGTTACGTGATGTAACGTTAGTGCCAGTCAAAAGTAATGAACATGAAAATGACACTGGTGCTGAAATACATTTTGAAACAATAGATGAAATTGTCGTGTCACAGTTAGCGTCATTAGATAATAACGGCAGTTTTGATAAAAACATACTTATCGAAATATATAATAACTTATGAAAAAGATATTAATCACTGGAAGTCGTAAGTACGGCTTGTGCGAGGCTATTTGTAATCTGTTTGATACAATGCCCGATATAGAATATGAAACTGCTAGTAGAAGCAATGGCTACTTTTTAGACACAAGTGAAGGTCAGAAAAAATTGGCAGAAAGATATATTGAAGGCGACTTTGATATATTCATAAACAATTCTGCAATCTGGAAGTTCCAACAAGTTATGATTGTCGAATCTGTATTTAATGCGATGGAAGAAGCAAATAGAAAAGGACATATTATAAACATAGGGTCAACTGCTGATACAGGTGTAAAAGGAAGAACTTGGAGATATCCAACAGAAAAGAAGGCACTTAAAGCATACAACAGAGATTTGACTTACAAAGCAATGGGTGGCAGTAACATAAAAACAACGTTAATTTCACCAGGAAGTTTAACAACATCAAGTGTTATGAAGAAACATCCAGATAGAAAACTAATTGATGTAGAGTATATAGCAGAGTTAGTAGTATGGACAATTAGTCAACCAGAGTACATCAACGTCAACGAATTATCAATTGACCCAATACAATTTGGAACTTACGCAAGAGAGGTATAAGTTTGTTAATAATTAAGAACATAACAATAAGAAATTTTATGAGTGTGGGCAATGTGACCCAGGCTGTGAAATTAGACCAGGATGAACTGACTTTAGTCCTAGGTAATAATATAGATTTAGGTGGTGATGGTTCTCGTAACGGAACTGGCAAGACCACTCTAATCAATGCGTTGTCATACGGACTATATGGCAAAGCACTTACAAATATTAAACAGAATAATCTAATCAACAAGACTAATGGCAAAGGCATGATGGTCACAGTTGATTTTGCATACAATGGAAATGAATATCGTATTGAACGTGGTCGTTCTCCAAATGTATTTCATTTCTTAAGAGATGGTATGGAACTTGGTGAGAACAGTGTAGAGAACGCTGGTCAAGGTGAAATGCGAATGACCCAGTTTGAAGTAGAGAGTATCATTGGTCTTTCTCATGCAATGTTCAAACATATTGTTGCACTTAACACATACACTGAACCATTCTTGTCATTACGTGCAAATGACCAAAGAGAGTTAATTGAAGAACTTCTAGGAATTACAGAACTATCTCGTAAAGCAGAAGTTCTAAAAGAGATTTCAAAGAATACAAAAGAACAAGTAAAAGAAGAAGAATACACACTAAAAGCAAAAGAAGATACAAATGCTCGTATTCTAAAAAGTATCAAAGACATTGAACGTAGACAAAGAGTTTGGACTACTAAACAAACAACTGATATAGAAGCATTAGAGTCCGCACTTAATTCTCTATCTCATATTGATATCAAAGGTGAACTTGAGCAACATGCACTGTTGGTAACTTACAATGAAAACTTGACTGCTAAAAACCAAGCAACAACTTGGATTAACAGTATTACATCAGACACAACAAAGCAATCAAACTTAATTGAACGATTAAACAAAGAAATAGTATTGATTGAAGAACATAAGTGTCACTCGTGTGGTCAAGAAATTCATGATGAGAAACAAGAGGAAATTCTTCTAAGTAAGAATACACTAAAGAACGAAGCAGTAGAACAAGTATCTACAAACGATACTTCGTTAAAAGAACATAATACATTAGTTGAGAGTATTGGTAGCATAGGTGACAAGCCTGTTACGTTCTACCCTACATTATCTGATGCATACGAACATCAAAATTCTGTAGACAAACTAGTAGAACAGATTGAATCGAATAAGAATGTAGAAGACCCATACGCAGAACAAATTGCTGACATGCGTGACAGTGCATTAGAAGATGTTGATTATGGTCATATGAATTCTTTAGTTTCATTACTTGAACACCAAGACTTCCTACTGAAACTACTAACTAACAAAGACAGTTTTATTCGTAAAAAGATTATAGACCAGAACTTAAGTTATTTAAATTCTCGTCTAGCACATTACTTAGATAAGTTAGGATTACCACATGATGTGATATTCCAGAGCGATTTAACAGTAGAAATTACTGAGTTAGGTCGTGATTTAGACTTCGATAACTTATCTAGGGGTGAAAGAAACCGACTTATATTAGGTTTAAGTTGGAGTTTCCGTGACATATTCGAGTCATTATACAGTACAATTAACGTGTTATTCGTAGATGAATTGATAGATAGCGGAATGGATACCAATGGTGTCGAATCGTCACTTGCTATTCTTAAGAAGATGGCAAGAGATGGAAATAGAAGTGTATTTTTAATATCACACAAAGAAGAATTACAAGGACGGGTCGAAAGCGTTCTTAATGTAATAAAAGAAAATGGTTTCACAAGTTTTTCTCATGAAGAGGAAAGCGCCATATATAAAACACAGGAGTAACATATGAGTACTAACGCAGAAATTATGGAAGCAATTGAAACATACCAGGCAGAAAATGCTAAGTTTGAAGAAAAAGGTGTAAAAGCCTCAGCGGCTCGTGCCAGAAAAGCACTAGGCGATATCGGAAAACTTACAAAGGTACGTAGAGCAGAAATCCAAGATAAAAAGAACAATATGTAAGTAATCAGTATGGAAGAATATATCCCAAAGTTCTTAGATATGATGTACGATGAAGAGATTGCAAAACATCTCACTATCGAAGAAGTGCGGGATGCATTCCATACAAATCAGATTGAAAGTAAAAAACAAGCAAGCCTAGCCTTTGATGCCATAAGTGATAATACCAATAGAGTATTATACATCGGCTCATGGCTAGGCTTTCTTACTCGTGCAATGATTGAAAAATATCCTAATATAGATTTCTATGAAATTGACATGGACACAAGATGCAAAGCCATTAGTGGTAGATTTAATTATATGTTCAGAAACTATCTTGGACATGAAACTATAGATATTGATGATTTCAAAAGAATTAACGGGTTTGATACTATTATCAATCTTAGTTGCGAACACATGTCAAAAGATTGGTTCGATAGAATTAGACCAGGCAAAAAACTTGTTATACAAAGCAATAATCTAGTAATCGATGACCATATAAACAATTGTAAATCACTAGATGATTTCAAAAGCAAATATCCTCTCAGTGAGATACACTACGAAAACACATTAGAACTTAACGTATTCAATAGATTTACTTTAGCAGGTGTAAAATGAAATTCACAGATGGCGTAGATAAAAGTCTATTACCCAAAAATATACTTATATTGAATGGTCGTAAAAAATGGGAAACTCTAGTAGAGTTTTGCTTACAGTATGATATTAATTTTAAGATGTTTGAAGTCGAGGCTGGTGATAAGTTTAATGTAAGTGAAAAATTAAAACCTTATATCACATTTCTTCTGCCAGACCAATATTATAATCCACAATATTACATAGACACTTTAGATTTTGAACCTGAATACATTTTAAATTGCAGAGATGATTTCTCGGGCACTACTTTAGAATATGAACTTTCTATACACTATGATTCTAAAACACGATTTGATGAACGGGCTTTAAATTTCTTTACATCAAAGAAAGAACAAGACAGAGTGTGCAAGTTAATGAACATACCTACCTTAGGCGAGGGAAGCATTGATGATAAAATCATAGTAAAACTAGACAAGGGATATGGTGGCGGGACCAATTATAAAGTCGTTGATAAAAAAGATTACATACCAAAAGAAAATGATTTTACACAGAGATACATAGATTACGAATGTACCATAATGCAACATGTGTTAATTGATAATGATGGTGAGTACCACATATACAATTATAGTATGGGCAAATTTGGAGATGACAATGTAGTGAGTAATAACATTGCGTATCTATATCTATATCCTTGGGTAGACTTTGCAGAAGAAGATATTGCTATCGTAGAAGAATTTTATAGAAAGTTGAAAAACCACATAACTGTTAAAAACAGAATTTTACTTGTTGAATTTTCTAAAGAAAGAAAAACTGGTAAATTACATTTCCAAGAATTAAATTCTAGACCTTCTGGAGAATTTGAATTAGGCACCTTCGATTGGAATATTGGCAAGTTCAACACATTAGTAGATTTGTTCACAAACAATGTAGAAGATGAAATAGATTACTATCAACAACGTTTAGAAATATATTTCGATAATGTCTTCAATAATGAATTATTTGGATGGGGCACATATGATGGATTAAAAATAGAAAATCTCCCATATTCACGAAAAATAAAAACATGGAACACAAAGTAAAATGGACACAAGCGACTTTGTAATAGAACTTCCACAAATAGAATTTAATCCTAATGACTTCTTAAGTTTCATAGACAACTATGAATTCAAAAACTACGTGAGTTCATATGGAAACAAGACACCACAAGATGTATGTTACGATAAGAAACTATTAGAAGAAGATATAATACGACACTATCTTAATATCTTTAAAGACTTCAATATAAGTTTTGATTACATTGATGCTTCTAAAGGCACAGGATTTGCTGGTTGGCAGTTAGTTGCTGGTGATTTTAGAAATCAAGGACTAGCACGACACATCGATACCTATCGACCAACGTGTATAACGTTTCCACTTACATTCCCACAATCAATAGACTTCCACGAAACAGATGAAACTGAAGATATATTGTTCACATATCAGTATCCTTCGTCTATTGTGATACTAAACTCGGGTACTAAATCACATTCAGTTAGCCCAACAACCGATACCAGACTGCAATTCCAGTTCGATTGCTACAATTCTTGGGAAGAAGTGAACGAATTAGTTAAATTATTATATAAATAAAACTGTAAAAAGGGTTGACATTGTGTTATAGTTATGTTATTATTAATGAATCAACGAGTGTCTATGTCTCCTCTAAACCTCTCTCATCGACATTGGTACTTGTTGTAGACTCTACTTAGTAGAGTTAACACTTTAGAATTGAATAATCTTTCAATTTCAAAGTAAGATGGGTCAGACCTTAACGTACCATCCATAAAAAAGAACAAAAAGGGGTAAGGCGGAAAACCTGGTGTCATTAATTGATACTGGGTTTTTCTTTACCTAAATATACCAATACTATTGAGAGAAATCACATAAAAATGAATTACATTGAAAAGATGAAATGGATTGGAACGGGCATGTTTGTCTGTGCAGGCGTATTGATATCTATCAATATTCCAGAGTCTAAGTGGGCGTTTCCAATATTTGCAACGGGACACATCATAGCAATCTATGTATTTGCCACGCTGAAAGACAGGCCATTGCTTGTTCAGAATATGTTTTTCTTGTGTATTGACATGATAGGAATCTATCAGTGGTTGTTAAAACCTATATTTTTTGGTTAACACTACTAAGATACTCTTTAAGAATATTTGAACTTCCTACTCGTACATTAATAATGCCATTGTAGTAATCATCTGTTTCAAGTACTCTACGGTCAAATTGTTCTTTGGCTTCTACATAACTTAATGCACCACGACTCGGGCAATAGTGTAAAATCTCACGTGTAAAATTCTCTGGACCATATTTTTTTACATCAGCATTCAAATGGTCAGACGAACCCCAATAGGTTCTCCAATCACTTTCTTTAAATCCACGCCTTTTGTTCTTTCTTCCTTTAAGAGGTGGTTTAGTAGTCTTAAATCTTGCTAACTTCTTACCTACGTATTTGCGATTATTCACAAGATTCGTAATTAGATACACAAATCCCTCAACATTCTCAGGTAAATCATTTACAACTTTATTATTATATGTCCAATTACTCATTATTATCTCATTGTTTATATCTTAATAGGTCTAAAGACCTAATATCTTCAGAAATTTCTTTTCGTTTCACTCAAAGAACATTTCATTGATATTTATTTCTTCCATATAATTATATATCTATATTATAAACTGCTTGATAGTTTGGAAGACACAATTGCCCATCCGCTGGAGCAATTGCTAAAAAACTTGATAAGTTCATCAGATTCCATGTCTAAGTTAGCCACTAGTAATGGCGAGGTCGGTTGACGATTCCCTCTTAACTTAGTATTGCGTCTTGCGACTCAACGGCACCTTGATTAATCCACATAGAATAAAATTTAATCAAAGTCGATAG